CCACAAGAAACTTGCAGGAAGTGGTGCGGGTGATGTGGACAAGGACGTTTTGGACTTGCTTGAGTCCAAGGTGGATTGGCGCGAAGCCTTGCGTGAGTTCGTCAAGTCTACTTGTAGTGCTAAGGATGCATCGTCATGGCGCAGGATCAACAGGCGTTACTTGTCGCAGGGTATCTATATGCCAAGCCTGATCGGTGAAAGGGTGGGACACCTAGTCGTAGGTGCGGATGCATCGGGTTCGGTGTTTGATGCGCTGGAGGGGATACTGTCCGAGGTTAAGGGTATCGCAGAAGAAGTTAAGCCCGAGAAGGTAGACCTACTCTATTGGGATAGCCAAGTAGCAGCGCATGAAGAGTATGGTACGAACGATGTGTCCAACATCATCAACAGCACCAAGCCACGAGGGGGAGGTGGCACATCACCAAGCTGTGTATCTGCGTACCTGAAGGAGAAGAATATCCAGCCTGAGTGCGTCATCATGATTACCGATGGTCATGTGGGCGGGGATTGGGGTAGCGACTGGACTGCGCCTGTACTGTGGGCCATAGTAGGAGGGAACGATGTTATTGCACCGAATGGCAAAACGATTCATGTCAAGGACTAAGCCACCTGTAACAAATGTTATTGAAGGAGATGAGATGTTAGTAGTAGATATTGGTTGGAACAAGTTGGTATTGACCAACGAGAAGGCTCTGCAGCTAGCAGAGATTATGCAGTCGGCTGAGGTATGGGAGGAGAAGTACATCCCGAAGGAGCAACGGAAGGATGATGAAGACCACACTTACCATGTGTATATGAATACCAAATGTTATCCAATGCGGATAGTAAGTGACGGGTTGTATCAAATGGCAAAGCTGGCAGGACGGCCAGCAGTTCAGTCTTAATTAACTAAGGAGTATTGAAATGAGTATTAGCGCATCAGCAGTATTGGTCGAGTTGAACATCAGCGTGTGGCCTGCGTCGAAGATTGACCGGGAGGTTACGGACAAGGTTAACGCAGACGCCGGGGCGGTGCACGGTGCATCCCAGACGAAGAAGAACTTGTTTGCGGGTACATCCCTGCGTAAGGACATAGAGAAGTTCGCGGCGCGAGTTCGTCTCTACCACAATCTACATACGCTGGCATGGGCAGATAAGGGTGAGCGCATGTTGCCGACTAAGCTGTTCATGGACTACAAGACCACGATGAATAACTACGAGCAGACCTTTGAGTTCATGTGCGACAACTTCTTCAACGAGTACCCGCGACTGGTTGCTGAAGCACCGATAGCATTGAAGGGGCTGTACAAGGCCGAGGACTATCCCGACTTGGAAGAGGTGCGTAGTAAGTTCGGATTTCGTCGCACGGTGAAACCTGTGCCTGAGGCAGGGGACTTCCGGTTGGACATACCAGCGCAGGACTTGACCGACATGAGGGACGAGTTTACCAAGCAGCAGGACAAGAAGCTGCAGGATGCCATGCGTGAACCTTGGGAACGCCTGCACGAAGTTCTACTAGCTATGTCGAAGAAGCTGGAGGATACCGGGGACGATGTGAAGAAGCGGTATCACGACTCCCTGATTAGTAACCCGCTGGAGTTGTGCGAGTTGCTGACCAAGCTCAATGTGACCAATGACCCGAAGCTGGAGGAAGCGCGTAGGCAGGTTGAGCTTGCTATGGTAGGCGCAGACATCGAAGAGATCAAGGAAGACTCAGGCTCGCGTGGTGCGCTGAAGTCCAAGGTCGATGCGATCCTGCAGAAGTTTGAGTGGTAATAACAATTGTTATAGGAGTAATGAAATGAGCGCACAAGTATTAGCGATGAACAATGTCGAGCTTTGCCCTGAGCTAAAGGATAAAACGGTAGCTGGAGTACACCCCCTCCTTGTCCCTGTCATCAGCCGACTGGCTACCTTGTATCCGCTGTGGAAGCTGGTAGCGATGAGAGCCAGACACATGTCACATGGACTTGGAATACAACCCATAGCTATTGATTTCAGGGTATACCATGAAGGGGAGGAGCTAGGCACTATTGAGCTAAGTTGTAGGGGAAGTGATGATGTTATTGCTGTGGGCAATGAGCGTATAAATAGAGCGCGTGCACGCTCCAGTGTCTACCGCACTATGGATGCTGACAAGGCCATACTCATGGCGAAGAAGATGTTCTCCAAGAAGAACGTCAACGAGCGTGTGAAGACATCCGAAGACCTTGCGGAAAAGGTAATAACTAAGGGTGTATGGAAGCGTGAACGCGAAATCAACAGTAGGGAGAACTTGGTTGAGACCGCAGCAACTGCGTTCATTATGGGTGCAGGGCATAAGTTCTTCCTTGAGTATCTAGAGAAGGTGGAAGTGCCGAGTACACGGGACAATTTGAAGAAGATTATGGAGGAGATAGACACCTACAAAACTGACATGCTGACGATAAAGAAGGTGCAAGAGAACTACGACAAGGAGATTACCGCGCTAGTAATACGGGATGGGGGATCGTACATCGTGAAGCAAGGGGATCAGGTGAACAACTACGATGACACCACACTACCTGAAGCTATGCGAATGAAGCTAGGTATGCTGAAGCTGGTAGGGGATGAGCACTATGTCGCCAATGTAGGGTGCAGGGTAAACAACGAAGTGTTTGTTTTGTTGATGGATTGATAACATATGTTATGGAGATGGTATGAAAACGAACATGTTAGTAAGAGTACGGCAGCATTTCAGCAACCCGCTTTCACCTCGCCTAGTCAATCGGCACAACATGAGGGCATGGGTTACGTCGATTAGATTTCTGCAAACGGGGTCTAAGAAGAAGTGGCTACTAGCCGAGCAGGTAGTGAGGGTGACCAAATGAAAGCGGTACTAGAGTTCAGTTACCCAGAGGACGAGCACAAACTGAAGCACGCGATGAAGGGTACAGAAATGTACGTAGCCCTAGTCGATGTGCGTAGAGTGTTGGATGCGTTTCACGAGGAGGACAACACTACTGTAGCTAAAGTACAGAGTATCATCAGTACCATATTTAAAGAGTTGGAGGGGTAGATGACTACAGGTATTGAGTTCTTAAAACCTGAGGTTAAACGGAAGGGGCGAGGCGCTGGTAAGAAGCCGACTCTCTTCAATACGAGCATGCGGTTATCGAAAGGGGTGATGGAGTATTTCAACGCCAACTTTCCGTATACGAAGCAAGCCAAGATGCGTGAGATTCTTACTGAGTATGTCAATCAACAAACTGGAGTTAAACATGATTAGCAAGCAAACAGCAATGAACCGCAGAATCCGCAAGTACATAGCCTCGCATCCTAATAGCCCTAGCAGCAGCATAGCAAAACTGTTTGAGGTATCTGTAAAAAAGATATATCAGATGCGTAGCTACGACAAGCGGAAGGCAGCTACCAAAGAAGCGGGGAAAGTCTGGGATGGCAAGTCCGTGCTGAAGCGTATCTTTGTTCTCCCTGACTCTATTAAGCGCAAAGAGGCGATCAAAGAAGTGATGCTACATGATCCTAAATATAAGATGGTGTCCATCACCACATCGGATACGCCTATGCCTACCAGCGATCCGGTAAACAACCCAGCCCATTACACGGCAGGGGGAGCCGAGACCATCGACTTCATTGAAGCCAAGAAGCTGTGCTATCACTTGGGTAATGTGGTTAAGTACGTAACCAGAGCAGAGCACAAAGGCAGCAGGTTGGAGGACTTGCAGAAAGCTCGCTGGTATCTTGACCGTGAGATCATGCGTATCACCGTCGGCCTATAACAAATGTTATAGATCAGGGTAAGTACCTAGCCACCTTCGGGTGGCTTTTTTACGTCTGGCTATTGACAAAGTAAAGTGATGTGGTAAGATCGGGGCTTGAACAATTTTTGAGGTATCAGATGGCAACGACTCCTGAAGGCAAGGTCAAGGACAAGATCAAGGCGATCCTCAAGGCCCACAACATCTACTACACAATGCCTATGGGTACAGGCTACGGGAACAGCGGTGTGCCTGACTTCCTGTGCTGTGTGCGGGGCAAGTTCTTCGCCATTGAAGCTAAGGCTGGCAAGGGTACAACTACCGCGCTACAAGAGAAGAACCTTAAGGCTATCCGAGAAGCTGGTGGTTTGACTGCGGTCATTTACGAAACAAACATAGATGACTTAAAGGGTTGGATAGAAGGCAGTAAATAATGAACATACTTACGCTGGACTTTGAG